GTCTCAAACCAAAATCAAGAAAACAACATTGAGTTTGTAACTCCATCCTCCACAGCAGATGTAATGGCTGTGGCCGCCACCAGTTCCCCGGCTGCAGGAACTGTGAAAACCCACGACACCCCCATGACAGTACAGACTCGCCCCGTTCGATTGAAGACGTTTTCCTGGTCGGTAGGTTCCATTCTGAATTCGGTGTTTGACCCGTGGTCACTGCTCATGGCGAATCCTGTCATACGTAACAAAATGGAATTCTTCCGCTTCTTCAGGGGCAAGGTCCACATCAAGGTATTGATCGACGGGAACCAGTTCCACTCGGGTGAGGTCTGGCTAGGATATCTCCCACTACCTCTTCATGATGAGATGACGGAATACGAACCCACATCGGAAGCAGATCTAGTCGAATTCTCCCAGCGTCCTCGGGTCGTTCTCTCTCCCCGCGAATCCCAAGGGGGAGAGATGATCCTTCCTTTCATATTCAATCGCGATTACGTGGACCTCTTATCTGATGAGATGACTCAACTCGGCAGATTATACATGAGAACCATTGTCCCGCTGGCCATGGCCAATGGCGGTGACCAACCCTGTACGATCACGGTTATGGCCCACTTCACCGATTTGGAATTGTGTATGCCCACTACGCACTCACTGCCACTCCTCAAGGTGGTCAATGAGTCGGCGATCAACACAAGAATGGAAACAGGTTTTGTTAACGCGACTAAGGACGTCCACAATCTCTCCCTACAAGATCGCTCCGACCTTTCAACAGACCCGTCATCGATGTGGTCCGAGAGACAGGACCTGTCCTTTACTTCACTAGCCAATCGGGAAAGTTTCATCGGATCATTCAATTGGAGCTCCACTACCCCCCACGATACGCCTTTGGCTTCTTTTCGGTGCTCACCCTTCCACGGTTTGATCGAGGGCATTGCTCCCAATCAGGAACATCATGTGACCCCTTCGTGCTGGGTGTCCCTCCCTTTCACATGGTGGAGGGGAACGTGCGAATATCGGTTCGAAGTGATCTGTTCCTCCAACCACCGCGGTAAGCTCCTATTCGTGTGGGACCCTCTATATACGCGTACCAACGGGGAGTACAATAAGAACTACATGGTGGTCATGGACATAGGGGAGAAGACTTCACACGTTGCCAAAATAGGTTGGGGCCAGAGTACCCCCTTCCTTCCGACTGTATCGGCGATGGCCCAAATCTCCAACCAGACTACGGGAGAGTACAACACACCATCCCCTTACGCGAACGGTGTGCTTACCATGTCCGTGTTTTCGCCGTTGATGGTACCGTCCCAGGATTCTGAATCCTCGGTGACGATTAACGTTTACCAGAGGATGTCAAAAGATATCGAATTGACTCTGCTCAGAGAGCCTCTAGTGGGCATGTCCCCGCAGAAGAACAACGTGAAAGAGGGTGCGGCAATAATCAGACCTGTGGACCCCCCTGTGCAGACCACGGTGGCCAACCCGACTTTGGCGGTGACCAGGGTCGTGGACATTTGTGAGGAGCCGTTACTATTGGCCTTTCGCCCAACGACCCGAGCGAGCACTCTACCCGCCCCGTACACGAATTATTTCGACCAGACGATGCCGTCAGTCTTCAGCGATGTGAACATGGACAAATTGATTTCTGACGTCTACGAACCACTCAGTTTGGCCCGGGACATCCCCTTGGCAGAAGACTATCCTTATGTCTTCCGACTGCGGGGTTTCGTTCAGGGTGGAGGTCCCGTCAAACTGACCACGATTAACA